TGAGCCTAGCTAGAGAGGCGACCAGAGCCCAAAATAAGAAGTCGGATTTCGCTCTCATGGCGATTGTTGAAAGAGTTCAAAGTCAGCAAGCAGACTATCTTAGAACTGCAACCGCCGAACAAATAGGTAAGCTTACTGAACTGGTAGAAGAGAACAAACAACTTCGACTAGATAACGAGCGAAGAGCCGCAGAAAAGAGAACAAAGGACACAACAGCTTAATATGTCAGACTTTAGAACCATATACGCAGGGGAAGTGCCGGGTCAAGGGCCTAATGCTCCGCTTATTTATGCACGTTTATTACAGGAAAGATCTTTTTTACTGTTTGAATTCCAAGGTTCAGACGGTGAAGTAATACGCTCCCACTTACCGTTTTTACAAAACATAAGCATTGGAGAACAGGGTAAAGCTAATTTAGCCTCTTACAACCTTCTTGGGAGAGCCGGTCAATTGTTTTCTTATGGGGGAGCAGACTCTAGAAAGATCAACATAGACTTTGAGATTAACCTACAGCACCTTTTCCATCTCCAGGAAACTGAGGGTTTTACAGAAAGGTTTAAGAGACCAATTAAAAACACTGATAGAATGCAGGAGATGAGAAGGTTTACGGAGCCAAACAAAGCTTTAGCCCTAGATCAAGCTGTTAATTATTCAAAACAAGAGAGAATTAAATTTATCCAAGCACTAACTGGGGATGCGGATAGGGAAGCAGAGCTAGAGGCAAACAGAAGAAGAGCTAGAGCCGTTGGAACCTCTGCGGGTAAGAAAGCTTTATCAGGATTGGGTAATCCTGATTTTTTTCAAATTGATGTCCCTGATATTGATAAAACTTTAGACTTGGTAATGTACTGGATAAACCTTGTTAGGTCAAGCACTCTTAACAACTCTCAGAACACAGTATATGGCCCTCCCATCGTAAGACTAAACCATGGGCCTATGTATATGAATTCACCCTGTCTTGTTGAAGATTACAAAATTTCAATAGACACGCAAACTAACTATGAACTAGAAACTTTACTTCCTCACATAATTAAAGTTTCTATGAGTTTAATAGAATCTAGATCTGGTAATTTTGGTGAGTATAAAGAGGGTAGGCTAGTTGAGGGGGATAACCTAACCGGGTATGAGTCAATTTTAGACAGAAATGTGTTAGACTCCATGAACTATAATTTTGAACAGTTTGGGTTACCCCCAATAACCGGACCTATTACACCTGACCCTGACGGGACAAGGTTTAGTTAAAATTGAAGGGTAAGTAATGGCTTATAAAAATCATTTAAGACTTGGAGGATATCTAATAGACCATAAGGATCACCCTGTGGCAACCAATTTGCACTCTAAGGAATTCGAGGAGTTCATTAAGACTCTCGATAATCAGGACTTCACCATAGGCACTATACCCGCAGGGTACGAGCATAGAGCCGATAGAATTTCAAATCTGTTTTACGGGACACCTTTTTTAGATTGGGCTATTTGTTGGACTAATAACGTATCTGACCCTTTACAGCAATTAAATGTAGGAGATCGAATTAAGATTGTTAACTTATGATTACACCTAACGCAATCATAACTAGAGACTTCGACACTATGCAGCGTCTTTTCTTTGGTCCTTCAAATACGGGTCCTAAGAAACTTAGCTTTTCAGAGAGGTTGGAAAAAATAAAAGAATCTGAGAATACACTTATTTGTGCTCCAGGTACCAATAACTCTCTTCTAGAATTAGACTTTAATATCCCTCAATCTAGTCAGGCTCAGTCATACATCAACGCTAAGTTTGTTGAGACAAATGAAATTATTGAATACTTTGCAGTTGGGGCTAGTCCTTTAGAGACGCAGTTCAACACAATATACTCTATGTTTTCAAAAGCAGGCGTGTCCCTAAGCGAAAGCCTTGGAAGATTAAATAAGTTTTATATTGCCTTTGGGACTGGTGATGATATGTCACAATGGGCTGGGCCTTTTGCGGTAACACTGGGTACTGCTAATATAGTTCTTGATAATAATGTTAAGGTTGTAACTCTTGGCTTTGTTTGTGCTGATGGCCTTAACTCAGTGAGGAGTTATACCCAAAAACTTTACGGTAATCTAGGATTCAGTGATGAGAGACTTAACACTGCACTAAGTAAAGATACTAAAGTTAGATTTAAGTTTGTTCAAGATTTAAATTTTGGACTTAATAATACAAAAGGTCCAAGAAGAGACCCATCCAGGAAAGCCAACACTAAAAGAGTATTTCAACAGCCATTTACATGGAATCCTTTTATCAGGAAGTTAATAAAAGGATACCTGGGTAAGGTGTATGGAGGATTCTCTCAGGACTTAGGTAACAGGGTGATGGTGCTGCTATCAGAAGACTTTGATGAGATTATCAATAAGGATTTAGAAAAAGCTGATAGTAAAGATTTTCTTAGAAACTACGAATCAAAGCTCAAGAAAATGGGCATAAACTTAAAGGCCAGAAGCCCATCCGCGCCTGCTAAAGCTAGTAGTAGAAACTCTTTTACTCTAAGCGAAAGAGAAATAGACTTCATTAGCAAGCAAGAAAACAGACTCGACCTAGAGTCAGGTGAGAGGGAATCAACCCTTAAAAAGTACTTTACAGAGTTCCATGAACACCAGGGTGATTCTCAAGCAATTAAAGAGAAGAAAAGTAAATACATGGAGCTAATCAAGGAAGACTTTTTACTTGAAAAAGGCATAATGGATATGCAGTCCTCTATTGATTCAGATCCTGACGAGGGAAAGCAAGATCGTGTATTGGATCCTATTTTTAAGTTTATTGGAGCGTTAAAAGGGCACACGGGTAGTGCTAAAGAATATTGTCTTTTTGAATTAGCTGACTCAGAAATATTGTCATTGTTAGATGGTGCTGTTATGAGGGGTGGTGGCCTGCGCCCCCCAGGAGGAGGACCAGGAACTCCCAGAATTATATTTGGAGATGTTAGGATTATAAAAAATTTAATATACCTAGAAGACGATGGTAGATCAGATTTGAACAGCGCATACGGTAAACTCTTTACTGAAACTCAATTAGACAGTATGGATTGGGAGGGATATAGAGAAGAGTTTAAAAACACCATATTAGCCAGAGAGCGCATTCAGAATTCGTCCTTTAAAGAGCAAATAGACTTTGGACCTTTTACTAATTCATTTAAAGAAATAAAAAATATTAAGGACATTATATTTTTGCATGGAGTAAAAAACTCTAATGTTTTGTCGATATCTTTTCAAAAAGATATTGTTCAAGGACCTCTTTTAAATTTCAACATATCGGCAAGGCAGAGAGGACCTTTCACTAATTCATTTATTAAAAAAGCAATTAAGAATGACGACTTTAAAATAAATGATCTTGTAGAGTACTTTAAAGATAAGGGAGTTCTGGGAGAGGACTCAACATTAGACTCCGCAAAACTTCAGAACTTTTTATTGAGCTTAACTCAGGAAGAACAAGCTTCACTATCTTCCATAGAAACAAAAACAGGCACTGATTTCTTAGCAAAAGGCAGGACCGGGACAGCGGAGGATCTTGATAATTACGTAAGTCTAATAGTTGGCTACAACCAGCTACAACAACAGTATGCAGCCGATCTTCCGACTGCTGAAGTTCCTTACTTAAGCGATAACAGTACAGATAATCCAAGGTCTTTACAAACAATGGCAGACCTAAAAGAAAGAATGTCTGATCTAGTTGTTAATCTAAATATAAAAACACTTCCTTTCTTTAATCAGAAGTTCTATTTCAAGAAGAACTGTTATCTGTTCAGTATATACAACAACGTAATTACTACAACAAATGATCCTAAAGAAAACCCACCTTCCACATTCTTGAACGGTCAATACCTAATCAAGGGAGCTAGACACTTCATGAGTGCTAAGGAGGCTTTCTCTGAGTTTGAACTAGTTAAAACTAAACCTGAAAAAGATCCTTTAGCTGTACAAACAGAGAAATCAGTCAAAGAAGCTGCTCCCCCTAGGGAATCCAAGCAACAAGAGTCAGCACCCACAACTATCTCAGGCCCAATTACCCCTAACCCTGGTGGTAAAAGATTTCCTAACAGGCCCGCTACTGAGGAAACTAGAGATGATAACAAAGAAAAGAGAAAGGTTATCGCACAAAAGAGAAGGGCTGAAAACCAAAAGCAAAATCCTCGCCCTGGAATAAATATTACTTTTGATTCTCAAGGACTAATTTTAATAGGTGTGCCCCCTGCTCTTACTCAGGAAAGACAAGATCAGGTTGAGGCTAGACTTAAAAAAGTAAGAGACGATTCAAAGATTAGATACGAGAAAGCATTGAGAAAGCGCCCAAGAGCCAGCGCCCTGGAGAGGAGAGCCCTACGCCGAAGTTATCTCGTTCGTAAGAAGAACTACGATGGGTTTATGAGGACTAAGAAAAAGAACAACGGTGTGATACCTACCTATAATGTAGATAAGCCTCCACTAAGGTAACAATGTTAAAAGTAAAAAAAGCAAGAGTTGTTTCAGACGTATCGCCTAACCAGGATGGCTCTTTCTGGGCAGAGATAGGTGGCTCAGAGGCAGTTAGGGTAGCCTATACGTCCCCTAGTTATAATTCTAATCAGGGTGGCATCTACGCACCTCCAACGCTAGATCAAGAAATTATTATTTTTGAAGACACAAATCCTCAAGATAATAAACCAAGCTATTTTTATATTGCAACAATCGTTGATGATGAACCAATAGACTCTGATGAAAGAATATCAGAGTTTAAGGCAATAAGGTCTGGGGGAGACGGTAAGCCTTTTGATAAAGACAACCGACCTGTAAAAATGACTTTACAGAACTCTGACAATCAGGGTATCTCTACGACCAGTGAATTAACGAATCAAAAAAGAATAAACCACGTATCGTTAGATGCGGAGATGGGTAGCTATATTTCTGCTGGTGAGCAGGGCTGTCAAATAGTTAACGAGCATCTTGACGGCATAGTGGTCCAAGGACCTGCGAATAACCTGTTCCCCTACAGGAGTATTACAATGACTTCGGATGGTCCAATATTCCAAGAGGCAGGCGCATCCATCAACTTAACTGTTGCTCAGACTGGGGACGATATCAATATAAGCAATCTTGCAAATACTCCTGGTTTAGGGGGAGGCGGCGTAGCGGCTGGTAATGTTAGACTCTACAGTAAAAACAGAGATATTATATTGAAAACTGGTGCGCCTGGGGCTTTGCCTAATGATGAAGCAACTAGAAACATAAACATCGTTACACCAACTGCTCAGATACAGGTAAACGGAATCACCGGAGACATATCCATACAAAGTCTTGCAGGTGGTAGTATCAATATGGAGGGTAGCACTGGTATCAACTTAACAGCACCCAACATATCGTTAAACGGTAATCTAACAATGACAGGGGGTGCGTTAACTGTCGATGGATCTACTGGCGCTCTATCTCACCAGGGCGCAGGCTTCAGCGTAAATTCTGGAGCAATAAACATGTTAGCCAACACAGTAGCCATAGAGGGAGGCGTTACTCAGATTCAAGGTGGTAATGATGGAATTCTTAGAGGGCCAACACAAAGTTATGCAAATAGTGACAAGAATAGCTCCGTTACGATTGCTTCACCAAACAACCCTGCATCACCAACACCACCCGCTCCACAGAGTCCCGTGCCTCCGGTCATTACCCCGAATAGTTATGGGGATGCCCCAGGATAATAAAACTAAATAAACACTAGACATGCCAAGCTTTGACGCAAATGCCTTTTTAACTAAACAAGCAGCCAACCCTGGCGGCACGTTCACAAATATTGGACAAGCCTTTGGAGTTCCTAGCTGCCTGTTCGATCTAACTACAGACATAGCAAGACTACTTTCTAGCCCCCTTTTGTTCCCCCTAAGATCTCTTATGGAGGACGCGGAAGCTAAGTCGAGCGCAGTGGTTAATAAGATAGCTCGTCACAATAAAATGAACAACGGCATCTCCATCTTCCCAGACAGAAATGGTAATTTTGGATTCTTCAGTAACATTAGTAAGTTTGGATTGGAGCTAGAGAGTTCTAAGTTCGGTCAAGCTGTGGGCGAAATGGTAGATGTAGCCACCTCCGCACTTAATGCTGCCGCTCAACTCTATCAAAATTATTTAAACACTAGAGAGGATGTAGAGAAAATTCTAGACTGCTTTGGTCAACTTAATAGCTTCTTAGAAAACTCAGGGGGTGAGGGGAAAGGTAGGCGTGAATTAACTAACCCTGCGGTCTATGAAAATGCGGTTGAGGGCGAGAATGCTTTCTTCCAAGAACAACTAAGGGTAGCTCAAGAGTTTCAATCTAAAGCTTTAAATGTTATTGGCGTAATTGATAGTGTTCTGGCCGAGAGAGAGATAGACCCAGACTTAGAACCAGAGTTAGCCGATCTTGAGATTGAGCCTACACCGTCCGCTAGTGTCTTCAGGCTTCAGGCAGGCCCTCCAGAAGCTACAACAGGCAGGTTTATACTGTCTGTGGACGGATTGTATTACGACACCTCAGAGGGGCTTATGCCTGCTTTGATGGAGCTTGCAAATAGAAAGAAAGAGATAGCTAGGGAGAAGCACTGGAAGCTAGACTTTGATCCTAGTCTTGGGGGAAGAGGTAATCAGTTAAGTTCTGAAAACGTAAGATACTACTTTAACAGTCTTTTAGATCCTAAAATAATAGATGAGTCTAACGCATTGCACAAATTCTACGATGTTGACGAAATTCTTCAGAACATCATAGGTCAAAGAAATAGAAAGGTATTTGATGTGTCCTCTCAGGTTACCCAGATGGAGGCAGATGGAGTAGCTCAAATTCTAATTGACAACACAAAGCAAACCTTAATTTCAGAGGCGGCTTATTACACGGAAAAAGAAAATAAAAGAAAGAAACAAATAGAGTTAGCTGTGAAGATACCTGTTCTTTATGGGGCGGGTCCTGTATACGAGCCTGGGGGGATACCAGTAAATGACTTCTCTTATCTGGAGGGCTCAAACTTCTTACTGGATGTTAAGGATCAAAGACAGCTTATAATAACGCAAGACGACGTAGAAGGAGTTGTTCTCCCCCTAGAGGTTAAGTACACCCAGAAGATTGAATCGGTTGACCCAGTGGTAGTAGACCATCTCCTCCTTGCTGGTTTAGCTAAAGGCGCAATTATTGATCATGACGCCCCTGCTTCGACTGCCCCCATACTATCAATCACCGACAGAGTTGTCGATAGTGAACTGATAGCTTTATACAATCTATTGTCTGCTAAGGAGTCTACTAGGGTAAGCACTGACTTTGGCTTATTTAACAGTTCTGAAAATGGAACTGACTACAACGCAAAAATTGTAGGGGA